AGTGTTCACGCAACATGGAGGGCCGTAGACCTCAAAGGCAAAGGCACGCCCAAACAGAACGCAGACTCACGCAAAGCCATGGTTGAGTTCCTGTTCACTCACCGCGACATTCTCGGCATAGAAGAGATTCACTGCTATGACGGCGTAGGTTGCCCGATCCCCAATTTGACCAAATATGGCGGTGGCTACCGATGCGACCGTGACAGTTGGAAAGCGTGGACCCCACAAAAGAACGCTGGCACACCCGGTGGGGACTGGACTCACGTCGAATTGGCACCACATATGGCGGACAGCCAAACCGCTATTGAAAAGGCTTTCGCCAAAATCTTTGCGTAGTGCCTTGACAATCGGCTTGGGAGTCGGTCAAATGACTGGCAACCAAGTGCGTCCCCCAATAGGTGGACCCCGACCGCAGGAGGAAAGCAATGCAACAATCCCTTTTTGACGTTCTCGATGTCCCAGCCGAGAAACTCAAATACGAAGCCTTCAAAGAGGCAAACCCGTGGGTCATTGAACGACTCACCAAAATGTGTTACGCGCTGTATAACAACGGCCACAACCACTACGGCATCGGCGCACTTGTTGAAGTCCTACGCTTTCAGCACTCAACCACTTATGACCCCAACAGTGATTTCAAGTTCAACAACAATTACCGCGCCTATCTGGCCCGAGAGATCATGCAAAACAACCCGATGCTGGACGGCTTTTTCAGCACCCGCAAATCCGTTGCGGACTTATCAGAGGACTACTAATGAACCTTAAACGAATAACATTTATGGCTTTAGGAACTTACGCGCTAATGGCAATTTGGGCTATTACAAGCGTGCAGGAATCGTCACCGACTTTGACCATTGCGCCAAAGCAAACAGTGACATTGCAAGACTTGACACCTCAGCAACTTGAGGACCGCAAAGAGGAACTGATAGCCACAACCACCACAACTAGCACGATTACGACGCAACCAGTAACAACCCTTGCGCCTTTTAACGCTGAAGCCAAATGCCAAGAATGGTTCCCGACAGCCATTGCGGTGGGCTGGCCCAATGACCCTCAAGTGTTGCAGACGTTAGGTCGCGTGATGTGGAAAGAGTCCCGTTGTCAGCCTGACGCCTGTTCAAAATCTGACAGTGGGAGACAATGCCGTGACTACGGTTTGACACAAGGGAACTGGTACGCGCATCACGAATGGTGGGCAGAACTTGGGATCACACCTGAACAAATGTTTGACCCTGCAACAAATTTGCGTTGGGCTTACCTGCTCTATTCAGGCCGTGAAGCAAAAGGGCAGTGCGGTTGGCAACCGTGGCGACTGTGCTAGATCGCTGGTGGGATCACGCCGCCTGCAAAGGTATGGACCTAAACCTGTTCATATTCGAGCCGGGTGAACGATTTTCAAAGGCTCGAATCGCTGAAGCAAAAGCGGTTTGTGCGACCTGTTTAGTCCGTCCCGAATGTCTTGCTGAGTCCCTCAACTATCCGACAACACAGTTGGAGTGCTACGGCATTTGGGGGGGTCTTACATGGAAAGAACGACGCCAACTACAATCCGACACGATCCCAGCCACACCGCTGGTGTACCGTGACGGCAAATACCGACAAATTAGGGAGCCCCGACCATGATGACCCAAATCCAAGAAATGACCGCTCTCATCGCAAAAGCGGAGATTGCTATGAAGGCAGCGACTTGGGAGATTGAACGCCTCAGAGAGGACGTGGCGATGCTTAGAAAGGCGCTTACCGAGTTGGCTTATGTTGCTGAGGAGAACGGTGTCTATTTGTCCAATCTGACCAAAAGCACGCAGGATGTCATTGTGGCGATGCGTCTTGGCGGGTTCAAATGAACTGCCAAATTTGTGACGCACCATTCCGTACTGGCGACATTCGGATGCGTACAGAGTTACGCGGTATCTGTCTCAACTGTGCCGAGGAAGGCGGTTTCGTCGGGATGACTCTTGAGGAAACAGCCCGTTGCGTCGCCATGATTCGAGTGGTCAACAATCTTAAAAACCAAACGCCTGCACAGGCCCGACACATGAAGGATATGGAATCATGAGTTTTAACCCAGCCGACTATGCCGAAGTAGCAGAACGCCTTCCCGCATTTTGGAAGGACTGCGCCCGCGGACGCATTATTACCGAATTGGTTGTAGATGACGGGACACGCATAGTCATGCGCGCAGAACTGTACGCCGACATTGGCGACACAGTCCCGACCACGACAGGGTACGCCGAGGAAGTGCGCGGCTCATCCATGGTCAACAAAACGAGTGCCTTAGAAAACTGCGAGACCTCGGCAATCGGTCGCGCATTGGCTAACTACCAGTATCAAGGCTCAAAGAAACGCGCCAGCCTTGAGGAAATGGTCAAGGTGTACCGCCAAGGGCAAGAACCACAAACAACACCTAACGCGCCATCAGCTGCACAACCACGCACCCAAACCATCGGATCATCGGGTGAACCGCCAACCCCAAAACAGATGGCAATGCTTCGAGCCAAGGATTACCAAGGGCAAGCACCATCAACAAAACGTGAAGCGTCAGAAATCATAGACAGGCTGATGAACAATGGGTGAGTCACTGACATATTGCATTGCCGACCCTCCGTATCTTGGACGTGCCGAAAGATGGTATGGACCAAGTGGTTGCGGTCACGGTAACGGGGAAGGGCGCGCTAGTTCGCATGAACAGGCTTACGTTTTTGATAGCCCTGATACTCACCGTCAACTTGTTGAAACACTTCAAAATGATTTTGATGGTTGGGCTATAGCGATGAGCGTCCACAGTTTAAGTACTTACTTGTCAATCGTAGAAACTGACAGCCGTAACGGGATCAGAGTTGCCGTTTGGAATAAACCAACTGCAATCACTAGCGGAAGCCGCATTGTCAATAATTGGGAACCAGTGTTGTTAAAAGTTCCTAAAAGCCGTCGAGGGCATGGAAAAGGCTCAACTTGCCATGATGTCCTAACTTGTAATCCTCCGCGTAACGGTTTTATAGGTGCAAAACCAGTGGAATGGACTCTTTGGGTTATGCAAATGCTCGGCGTGCAAGATCAAGATTCAGTTTTAGATATGTTTCCCGGTTCAGGAATGGTCACTAAAGCGATGACCGTTCAAGAATTACAGTTAGGCCCGTTCTGATGGCTGAACCGTCCGAAGCAGAGTTTCAGAAGGCCGTTATCACTTTGGCTAAGTTGCATCGCTGGAAAGTCATGCACACCCAACCTGCACAGATCCGACCGGGACGATGGATCACCCCAAACACGGGCGACCAAGGATTCCCCGATCTAGTAATGGTCCACCCGACACGAGGGTGTATTTATGTCGAATTGAAAGCCCCCAAAGGCGTGGTGTCTAATACGCAGTGGGAATGGATAAACACACTGGAGGACGCAGGGTGTGAGGTCCATGTCTGGCGGCCCAAAGACCTAGAGAAGATTAGTCAACGACTCGCGTGGGGACCTGAACATGGATAACGAATTAGAGACCGCATACCGACTTATGCAAACAGAACGCAACCGCTGGCGACTATGCGCCATCCAACTTGCTGAGCAACTCTATAAACGGCTGCCGAACCTTCCCGACTTGGAATACTTCTATGAACTACTCGATGAGACAGATGAACGAGATTGACCCTCATTGACCTGACTACCTGAGCGCGTCTAGCGTCCCATCACAACTGACACCATCAGAGCGCACAGAGGCGCTCAATAGCCCTTGTAAGACACTGAACCTTACTGTGGGAACACTCGGTAACGAGGGTAGGCGCTCACGCATTGTGAGCGATCAGCGTTCCCTAACGCAAAGGCGACTGGTTATCCACCGAACAAAACTAGACAGGCTTCCAGAGCGAGACATCGCCAAATAGTGGGGGACACAAACCACACGCGTAACCCAAGACAACCGAGACCAACCGAAGCGGTGCCCTTCCGCTTTGGGCGGTAGTTCCCTTGACCTTGCCCTATGCTCTTGACATGAGTGGCAACCCGATCTATGGAACCAAACAATGGAAACAACTACGAACTCAAGTCATCCAAGAAGAACCCGTCTGCCACTGGTGCAGGCGAAAACCCAGCACACAAGCCGACCACGTTATTGAAGTCGACGCTGGCATAGACCCATACGACAGAACCAACATTGTTGGATCATGCGCCAGTTGCAACGCCAGCCGAGGTGCCACATACGTCAACCGTAAGACGGCCGCTCGAATCCAAAACCGCAACAACGCCACCAACGGGACGACCAAAAAATCCGAAAAAGGAAAAACGGAAACACCGTTTTCTTTTTTAGACAAAGAGTCCACCCCGAGCCCCCACCTTAAAATCCCCTCAACTAGCAGGAACCAGCAGGAACCAGCCCGAACCAGCGGTGGTTCAGCAATATCTGGCCGTATCGAGCCACGGTTGGTCACGCCTGTTCCACCCGGTGAGAGTTTTGGTCCTTCCCTGACCTTGTGGGCTAAGCGCGTCCTCAATATTGATTTGATGGACTGGCAACAGCGGATCGTGAACGATGCGTTGACTGTGGATGCTGACGGTGACTTTGTGTTTCGTGAGGCTTGTATCAGTACGGCTCGACAAAATGGAAAAAGTTTGGTCATGCGAGCAGTGGCAGGGTTTATGGCGACTGAGTATGCAGCTGCTCGGCGTGAGCCTCAGACGATTGTCATTGTCGCTAACCAGAAGCGTCGGAGTATGGCCCTATTCCGTGACGTTGTCCGCGACCTAGAAAACTTTGACTGCAAAGTTCGCTGGCAGAACGGTGACGAGCGAATC